CTGATAAACTTGTGTTTGTGTTTGCTAAAACTAAAGCTGAAGTTTGAGACGCACTCGCAGTTGTTATCGTTTGATTCGGTGACCAAGTTGATACTGGAGAGCCACCAATTCCGACATTGCCTGTTGCACCATCAATGTTTAAATCACTCGCAAATGAACCACCTCTATAACTTTCAAAAGACATAGTTCCACCATCTACAACTTTAATTTTTCTTAAATCAGCATTATTAGCCGCTATGTCTGGGTACATCATAAACTCTACAGAACCAGTATCATTTGATGCTTGTAATCTTATGTTAGCATTTTGACCGTCTATTCTAATAGCATTCCCTGTACTATCTTGTGTAATCTTTAATGCAGTAGCACCAGTTGCTGATGCGTGGTCATTTCTAATATGGCAAACATTAAATGCTCCTGTATTAGAAGAATTAGAAGTGATTAATGTTCCAGTTCCAGTAGTTAAGACATTACTATTAAGCTCAACTGAAGTTCCAGTTGTTGTTTCAGCATCCACATATAATCCAAGTGCAGTAGCATGGTTTTGGTCAATAAGAAGAGCCGAATCAGCACCGCTTTGAGTTATAGTAAGACCAACAGTAGCCTCTGTGTTAGTAATTGACATATCACCAGTTAAAACTTCTGAATATGCGTAACTCCCACCACCACTTACAGTTAAATCACCTGAAATGGTCAGGTCGCCAGATATTGTACCGCCTGAAGATAATCCAGACTCTGAACTAAGAAATGAACTTAACATATTATATCTCCACTACTTTAACGGTTGTAGCAGCAACACCCAGATGATTAAAGTAAATCGTATTACCCAACCCTCTAGGTACAGTTATAAATACCAGTGTACTGCCGGGGATTACAAGATCATTTGCAGCTATACAGTCATCTGTTGTACCAGTGGTACCTGCAGTTCCAAACCTAAAATATATATTCCCAGCTGCATAAATGCCAAGCTGGGCTGCTCCAGATACATCAAGATGTATCGTATCGGTAGTCGCTGTACCACCGTGTGTAGATGAAACAGCATTAACTGTCCACTGACCTCCCGGTCCGCTTGCATTTACGCCTTCTTGTACTGTGAGTGAATGTAGTTTTGCCATGTTTGCCTCCTGCCCTAAGGATTGACCATCCGTGAATGGGCTTGTTATTTATATTACATTAAGAATCCATCTGCAGGTTTAATACTAAACCCTGTGGAATCAAAGTTTCTGTTACCATATTCTGTGCCCATTTTCTTGCACAGTTCCCAGTAGTTCCTGAAGTATCCAGACTTCTGTAAAGACTGAGGGTCTTGTGACATCTTATTTTCATAACCTTTCATGATCACATAATGTGCTAATCCTTCATGAAACTGAGTTGGTATATTAGGTTCTTCTGTAAGAGCAATACCAGTACCAGAAGCAACAAAGTCTTCATCATATACGGAACCATATACTCTCACTGTCTTTCCTGATGTAGCTGTGCCAAAACTTGTAGTAGCATCAGCAGTAGTGACTTTAGCTATAGCAAGAGAAGGAACGTGATATCCTGTGGATTTCTCTGATGTATACTCTATCCACCAGACATGCTCTAAAGCTTTTGATCTTTCATTTGTAGCCATTATGAACTCGAATATTTTTCTGGTGGGTCTTGCAGTCTAGATATTTGGTAATTATTATAATCAACTCTAGCAACATCAATAAACTTATGTTGATCTGTTACACTTGAGTCACCATCAAGATCATTAAGCTCGTAGTAGCGTGTACTTGATCTACTGGTGAATGTCTGCTGACCTTTTAGTATTCTTGTACCTTCACAGAATTCATCCAGTGCTTTATTCAGATGAAGACGTATTTCTGTATCACCCATTTCAGGATGATGCATTTGTACCATTTCGATTATTTGTGTTTGTGTCATTGTCTTCTACCTTGATTTGGGGATGCAAAGGCTTGATAGTATTCTTGTTTTAAATCTTGAAGTCTTGCCGTCATCCATTGATACTCTGCTGACTTTTCAGCCATTTCCTGCTGGTATGTTTGAATCTCTGCACCTACGAGTGCTTGATATTTTGACGCATCTGCAGACACTCTCTGTAGCTCTAATGTATAATCTTGTATTGCTGCCTGTAAAGTAAGGTCTGCTTCTTTTTGAGCATCCTGCATGGTAATCTGAGCTTGTTGAAGATTTCTTTGAATGGCAGCTTGATACTCAACATTTGCATCATTGAAAACATTCAGCTGGTTTTGCATAGCCTGTCCATAGGCTTGTATATAAGTTGATATCTTTTGCATTTGTGCATTTGCAAGCTCTACATCTTCTTCTGTCTCTATCATGTCAGCAAGAACATCATACCAGTGTTGAAAATTTGTAAAATCTCCAGCTGTTCCTATAGCTCCAGCAACTATCGTTCCAGTTATTTCTTGAGTGTCTCCACTAACTACGGGTGCTGTATATGTAGGGGCAGTAGGTAACGAAGCTATTGTTATTGCACCCACTGAACCTCCCGATATAGTAGGAGCACTTGGTACTGTAGCTGGTGCAGATGCACTCAAGCTGAATGTAGATATATTAATTGAAGATAAATAACTTTGTAAAGATTTTATACTAGCATATAATATCACTAAGTATATCTTATCATTTGGGAAATATTTTATACCAGTACTAGCATGATCTAATGCACTTCCGTCTGTTTCAGCGGGTGAATTATTCACATAATAAACTTTAAATGTATCAGGATCAGAACTGGGAGCAGGAAAAACACTTATACCCCCATTGTCAAGAATTGTATATACTGGATTGTGTTTAGTAGCAAGATGAAGACTTCCAGTTGCTACTGCCTGTCCTTGCTTTGAAGGATGAATCTTTAAACACTTTCTCCAGTCGTCATCAGTTCCTGACTCTCTAATAACTGAAGTAATTCTAGCTCCATTTAAGTCTAATCCTTGAGTTGTTTGTTCACCTGAAACAGCTAAAAATAAATGATCATCAGAAGGCTTCATTCTTAAATGCCTATCGGTTACATCAATAACACCGTCATTTAAAAATGTCGAAAACTCTGCACGACTAGGAGCAGTAGAGCTTGCGTCTATCGTCAAGCCTGTTATTCCCATTGTTTGTTCTTGAAAATCTGCCATATTTTATTCCAAGGGGGGAAACTATTAATCTCCCCCCGAGTTTTATTAGCCGTTAAGCATCAACAGTAGCTTTTGTTGATCCACTACAATACCAGTAAGTCCCATCACAAAAAATATCAATCGTATCATTAATTGCACCAGCATTTAATGTTAAAGATGATACTGTCTCGTGTATGTCTCTACCAGTATTTGTTGCATGATCAGAACCATAACTACCATGATAGTAGATTAAGCTTGCACCACCAGATATGACATGTTCACTATCATCACCAGATATAACTTTAAAGCTAAATCCAGCAAAGGAACTTGACATAGTAGGTAGTGTAATAGTAATTGCACTACCAGATAGAATGAAAGCTTTTCCATGATCAGATTGTCCAATAGAAAAACTTGCAGTCTTACTTACGCTTGCAGCACTTGAGCCACCTAAATAAGGTCTAGCCATAATTAGCCTCCTTAACTAGTGATCTTGAACAGATGATGACTTTCCATCAATGAAATACCAACGCCTTCATCAGAGAAGTATTGGTCTTTCACACCATCAAAAGCATTGTCTGTCTTGATGTTAGCTTGATACATGGGTGAACGGTATTGAGCATGAAAAAGATTCTCTTCACTTACAACAAGCATGTACTTGTTATAAGGTCCACGCAATGCGGGAGTTGGAATCAACTGAAGGATACCGTGAGGTGTCTCAAGTATCTTATAGTTAAAGCCCAGAGAATCACGTCTCATATCACTTAGGTTAACAGTCCAGCCTGATGATCCAGCTATACCTGTTGTACCAGCCATTTTAGACCAGTATCCAAGTGCACCAGCACCGCAGAAAGCTCTCTTTACACCAGCTTCAGGAACATACTGGAAAACTTTTTCCATATCATCCACAAAACTATTGTAAGTGTAAGTTGCTTCTGAGACACTGAAGACGTTCTGATAATCATAAGAACCTGTTTCACCATAAGTAGCAAAAGCACTTACAATACCATAGGTTGTCCTGATAACATTGCCACCTGAATCTGTTCTGCCATCATCGGCAAAGGTTTCAGCAACATCAGATGCTTTATTACCAGCATCATATGCAGCTCCACCTAGATCAGTTCCACCATCACGCTGTCCGAAAAGGAAAGCCTTTTCTTTTTGCATCTTGTGTTCCTGATTCTTCATTGCACGTAAACGTGCCAGCTCTGATGATTCACCACGTAATGATGCAGCCAATAGTGTTCCAGTGATCTGTAGAGGAGTCTTGAATATCTGTGAAGAATTCCAAACTACCTGCAGTTCATCAGCCCATGCTTCGGGTGCTGTCATACCTTCACCCTGTGCATTACCAACTACATGCATAACATCGTTATTTGCTATTGCAATGGTTCCATTAGTTAATGATTTCATTGTTAATTGTCCACTTGAAACAGCAGTCACAACTGCAGTGCCACGATTGGTATCTTCATCTGAATTCCAGATTTCAAAAACCAATCCAATCCAAGCATCATCTGGAGTTGAAGGTCCACCAGATAAACCTACAATACCATCAACGGTTATACCACCGAGTCCAGTATCATTATCTGGAATAGTTCCAGCATCATTGCTCATGTCACATCTTTGTTTTACCCAAGGGTTACGATGTTCAAACATCTTAAAAATTGGGTCTGGTACTTTCCTTGTTTCACGGTTCGAGAGCACAGTAGTGAAAGGGGCAACGTCTGTCCAAAGTTCTTTTACAACATTTGGGCTGACGTAGAAATCCCTTCGATCCGTAAACAGGACTCCGGCAGTACCGCCGTTATACATTGACTTGAGTGTTTCAGCCATTGTTTATTATCCTTTTTATTATGAACGCTTCCAGCCTAGCATACCCGCATTGAACATATCTTCATCGTTCATGGGAGGTTCGGTCTTGCCAGTTTCTACAGATGCAGTCCTTGGCATTGATCCTATTTCCCGTTCTTTGATGATCTGTCCCTTGCGTTGCTCGACTTGAGCATTCGGTGCGTCTTTCATTTGGTACAGCTTGGCAAGATGGTCAACGGTGACATTATTTGGATTGCTCGCCCATTCGACAAAATTACGTGCCTGATCGGGTGCCCATCCATATGAACTGACAACATGGGAATAGGCATTATTGCGAAGGTTATTACTCTCCTGCTCAATCATAGCCTGTTGATAACGCTCTGCATACTCATGCTCACGTTTCGTTTCCCTGTCCTCAATAAATGTAATGTAGTCATCGTTATACTTCTCTTTATTCAAGCGGAACTTGAAAGAAGCACTTTCGGGGTCATTATACGCATCAACCTCGTTGTAGTTGACTGGTTTCTCCGGCTTGACGGGTGACTGCAATGAATCCTGCTGAACCATCTGTCCATTAGGTTGTCCATTGGGGGGTGTCTGTTGCTGAGACTGCATAGCTTGCTCACGAAAGTAAGCAAGGTCCTGCTGTGTCTTTGACAACTCACCCTTCACCTTGTCTGCCTGACTCTGCCAGTATTCAAACCTACTCGGGTCGTCTCTTGCAGGTTGTTGAGAGACAACTTCACTTTCAGCCTGCTGCTCTCCTACAGGCGTTTCGTTGATTGATGGTCCAGATACATCGACTTCGAATAAATTGGTATTCGTTACGTCATTACCTGCCGGAACCTCTGCTCCCTCAATGGGAACCTTTGGGTTCTCTACTCCATATCCAAACGGATCAGCATCAACTTTTAGTCCAGCTTCTTGTGATATTTCAGCCATGTTTTTCTCCTTTGCGATTTGTTTTCAGCAACCGCTATTTTAAACCGACCTTTGTACTGGTTGCTTTTTTTACTTCCTCACGAAGCTTCTTAAGCTCGTCTGCGGCTCTTTCTTTGTATAGCTGTGTAGCCATCTCTGCTTTAGCCTCAGCCTTTGCCAGTTTTTTCTCAAATTCTTTAACTTCAACTCTTTTACGATCATGTATAGATTCACGCTGTGCAGTCTGTAGATCACCTTCTAACTTCTTGATCTGTTCTTGCTGTTGCTGAACCTGACCTTGTAATTGCTGCATTTGTCCAGCTCTTTCAAGGACTCCTTCCATATCTGCAACATCAGTCTGCTTAAGTACTTCAGTCTGATCTATTAAACCAGCCTTAAAGAGTTCCATATAATACTCGAATCTAGCCCATCTATTAGATGGAAGGGTAGAGCCAGAAACAACAATTACATCATATTTACCTATTGTTATATCATTTATCTTAGAAATAAGCTCTCCAGACACCTCATCGTAGATGTCTTGGTTTATTTTTACTTCCTTGGGTTTATTGTTGGGTTGTATCAATCTGACTGTCTTTTCAGTCTGATATACAAACTGGATCAAACCCACTACAGACCTAGCCAGTTGATTCAAGGATGATTCAATATCATCACGCTTGGACTTTATCCTACGCTGTCCAAACTCATCCATTGCTATAGTACCCTTAAATGTCTGCGGTGCAGAACCTACATCACCCTGCATAAATGTATATATTCCCAGAATCCTTTCAATATCCTGCTTTGCATCCGCTTCATTCTTATAAAGCTCATTAGGAAGAGGCACAGGACCAGCCACAATAGGCTGTCCTAGTTCAGGATCAAACTCAATAACAGCAGTTCCTGCTTTTGCCCACTCTTCTTCAAGCTGTTTCTTATTCATAGAACCACGTGGAATCAGCAATTTCACGTTAGTTGAAGAACTTGCATGTGCGACTATAAGAGAACGAATCTTATTTATATATTCCTGAAGTCCCCTGACAAGCCTGACATCGCTAGTGGGATAAGGATTCCTGTTATGTCCATTCATAAAAGGCACAACAGGGTAATCTTCAATAGGAAGAATAATAGAATATAGATAAACATCACCTACAGATATACATTGCTTAATATTTGTATTCATAACCTTGGTCATCATGATCTTATCACTATCAATCAGTATGCCTTTATCAATCATGTCAATACTTGTTGTACTATTAGGTATAGAAGTCAGCGTTTCTTCTCCCTGTACAGGAACTGGCTGACCTGACATTGGGTCTTCTTCTAGGTGATAAACCTTTCCTACGGTTTCTACGATCTGCATAAAATTCTTTACATTGCTTTGATCGGTGAATATCTGCTGGTTGTCTGCTGTAGTTACTATAGCTGCAGGTTCTTTTCTATACTCATCATACTGGGGATCGTTTAATATAACTTCCCTGTTCTCAAATGGATCAAATATCTTGTAATAAGGAGTCTTGACCTTATTATACCTCTCAAATACTTCCAGTTCACGCTCATCTTCTGCATTAAGGAGAGATTGCTTCCTTGATTGCGGAACTACATCTTCATCAAACAGACCAAATCTATTCTGATCAAAGTCACTAATATGACTTGTTTCATTAGACTCTCTAATAGCATCCTCGAATTCAGGATACATTTCAACAAGCTCTTTCTCTGTCATGCGTTTAGCAACAACTATATTAGATGCATCACGACAGAAAGGGTCTTCTGAATCTGGATCGAAGTATACCGAGAGTGGATCAATAGACTTAACCATCACTTCACCTCTTCCAAAATCAGCATCAGGCTTAATATAGGTCATCATAACACCCATACCCTTTACATAATAATCGTCTATGCAGCGTTTAAGCTCTGCATTCCCTACTGAGATATCCCATACCCAAGACATTAAGTCAGAGAAGATTCTGCCTACTTTAGTGTCTGAAGTATCTCTACCAGTGGATTGGAACTTGGGAGCATTGGATGTGAGCATAGCTTTAGCCTGCTCAACGGAAGGATGGATTACATTAACAACTAAAGGCTCCTGTGCACGGGCACGGAGAGCATTTACCTGCTCTTTTTTCCATTGTTTACCTGATCTGAACTCTACATCTTCTACAGCTTGTCTAGCCCAGTTCTTACGGGCAGAGCTGTAATCGTTAAATATATCGTGAGTTGCTTGTGTCTCTGGATGTAGTTGAGGCATATAATATTAATTGCTCCTTAAAAATTAAATAGAATTTAACATGACATCCAGTCATAATGTTCATTTTTAGATGTATGTACTGTTTTTTGTTCCTTCTCATCTTCATTCTTATGATATGGAGGGTATATTTTTTTCATAGCATAATACATGCCATCGAGAAGATCATCATGCTTTGCTCTCGGATATAATAGCATCTCATCCTTTAGTTCAGTCATACTATCCTGTATATACACTTTGTTCTGTGCAAAATAAGGTTCAAGCGTTTCTAATCTAGCTGATTTGCTATTTCTTGGATTCTCACGTATCTCAAGACCCGATATGAACAGATTCTCACGTTCACATTTGTCTTTCACGTATTCCCTGAGCATTTCCTGATAGCCTACTGACTCAATACGCACCTTTGAAGGTTTATATATCTTGAAATACTCTATAATCTGGTCTGCCAAGTTCATAGGGGTTGCCCGCTTGCGGTAGTAAGGGAGAACGTACCTGTTGTTGTCATTGTCAATCGCAACTGCCACTATTGTAGAGTAGTCTGCTGTACTGCGTGTAGATGATGCAGGATCAACCCCCATGAATATATTTACTGGAATTTTTTCTTCTACTGCTTTCTCATTCCTGTCTGTAATCTCAAGGAACGCATCTTTATCTTCATTATGAGTAATCTTTCCTTTGTAATACTGGAAGTATTTCTCTTTAAAGAGCTGGTCTTCATCTCCAATGATCTGACATAGGTACTCACGGTAGAATACGGATACCCTATTGATAGATTCCAGCTCTTCTTTCTTCTTTAGAAGACTCTCTATCGGATGCCACGTTTCCCATAGAGATATCTTCTTCTTAAGGCTGGGTGCAAAGTGCATATTAGTCCAGCCTTTCATTTCTTTCAGCGTTTCCACCATACATCTCTGGTGTTGTGGAGTTCCGATAATAACTATCCTGCCTGTTTTAGGATCAAGTGACGGAAGTGCAGACTGAAGAAGCCATCTTAAGTTTACTTCCATAGCTTCTGAAGTCTTTGTATTGTTCTCATCTTCAGGATCGTCCACAATAATCAATGTAGGACGCTGATTCCCTTTCTTAATTCCCCTTAGCTGTTGTCCTGTACCCTTACATATAATCATAGACCCGTCTTTCAGCTCTATCTCACTCTTAGCCCACTGTCTTGCACTATGCTGTCCCCAATATCCGAATATAGAACGGAAATTGGTGGAGAAATCAAGTGTATCCTTGATAGTTCCAAGCAATTTAATAGCATGATCCTGTGTTCTGGATACTAGTACTACGAGTTTCTGCCCCTCATGGAACATGAGATGATAGAGAGGAAATACGCCACCCACTATAGATGATTTGGCGTGTCCACGAGGGGCTACAATGTTAATTTGCTTCTTATTGTTGTCCATTAGATTATTTGCAATCTCATAATGGAACTCAGGTGAAGGAGCCGAATACATATTAGGCATAGTCACCTTACCAAACAGCATAAGGTTGCCAGTCAGTTTATTTTGTATTTTATTCTGCTGGCTCATCTTCTTCTACTTTTCGGGACACCTTAAAAGACTTTTCTTCTTTTGCTATGATATCGCCAATGCTATTTGAAACATCCAGCTGCAGCATATCTGTTGTAATCTTTTTATTGGGTTTCATTTCCAGAAGCTCCATAAAAGCATCCGAAATCTTAATCATATTAGTCACATCCTGCTTTGCTCTTGCTATATCCAGTCCCTCCAGCATAGTATCAAGTACGGATGAGTTATTGATTCCCTTCTCTGATAAAACTTCCCTTAGTTTTTTCTCTACCATCTTTTTAATAATCTCCTGCTTTAAAACCCTGCGTACTGTAGCCGCAGGCTCTTTTTGATCTGGGCGGTAAATCATCCCTAGTTGGTTGTAATCTACCTTCTTAGTGGAAGTTAACTGTCCCACATAGGCATTTACAAGGTTCTTAGCACGGGTCGTATTAGCTTCACGCACAGCCCAGTTATTAGCTTCCGGGTTTGCCTGAGTATAGACTCCGTACTCCTTGTTCTTAAGATATTGTATCTTATTGGTATTTCCCGCCCAGTTCGCACCATAGGCAAGCCTGACAAAGGTCTTGACACGACCTTTTTTGTCCGTATAGTCTTTTCTGCCTATACATTTGCCTACAAAACCATCATCTGAAAGAGCATAATCCCCCATCTTAGACTGTTTCCAATGAGAATAGTCTAATCCAGCCTCATCAGCTTCCTTCTGAGTATAAATATTATAGACTCTTGTCTTCTTCTTAAGTTTTCTTTTTAATTTTTCCATTACAGTGTAAGTACACGAGTACGTACTCTAAGTAAGTACACAAGTACATACCCTAAGTAAGCTATATGGTATATATACTTACTTATATAGTATATATACCTAAGTATATACATAGTGTTAATCCTTACTCTCCACTAATTTACTGATACCTAAAGGATCATTCAAGTGCTGCTCAATGATCTTATTCACAATCTCTAACTCTGCATCTAGAATCTCTTTCTCATCATCTAACTCTTTCATGCTACTTAACCATTCAGACTCTGTCGTTAAATCCTTCTCCCACTTACCAGTAAGTGAATTGAACTTCTCGTATATAACCTTCTTTTCCATAAGAGAATATACTAATAAAACTCTTCTAAAAAATATATCAAGAATGTGTGTGTGAGGGATAAGATAGACCCACCCCCCTTGAATTACGGGTTGCCCCCGAGTATTACGTTGAGTTCAAACGGGGGGTTGGGTTGAAGGTGTTCGCTTCGCTCACCCGTATCTACTTATCCCCACCCTGTGCCCACAGCTGGCATGCCCCTGCCTGACCAGAGCCTACGCTCACGCTACGCCTACATGGTCAGACGTGCCCCATGCACAGGTGGTCAGTCCTCCCCCTCATAGTACTAATCCTTACTTAAGGGTGTAGGTATACTCATCATCTCTCTTACCCTTTTATATGGTATTTACTACCTACAGGTATCGATGTATTTCGTTGATGTCTCTCGTCGCCTAGTTTTTAGGCAGAGAACATACCTTGCAGTAGTAGTACTAAAGTAGCATTAGACATGCGAGTACCAATACTCGATCGATCCGTCTAGTGTTACTTTTTTTACACTGCGGGGTATCAAACAATCTTACCCTTTTCTTTGTTGTTCATTAACCAACTCATAAGGAGTCTAACATGTTAGATAAACTCAAATCAATAGCTAAGGATGCAATGTGGCTAGGTATAGGCACTGTTGCTACAGTAGGTTACATATCATACAAAGCTGGTAAGAGCATCGTAGATGATGTACCAGAGATGATGGAATTTGCTCAAGACACATACAGTCAAGTCAAGGACGTACTGTCCAAGAGTAAATCAGAACCTGTTGCTGATGACATTGATGATGTATTCTCTGGGAATCCTGACTTCCAAGAATA